AGCTAATCACTACGCCCTAGCACGGCGTATGCAACTTAAGAATCAAATCACTCAAGCTTATAGAGAGGGTGATGATCAAAAAGCCCAAAGGCTCATGGCTGAGCTAAATAAAATTCAAGACAAACTAAACAAATAAACGCCGTCCGTTCATTCGCTATTCGCAAATGGCGAACGCATGTCACTTGATCATGGAACGGGGGTCAAGTACTTGGAGATTATCATGACTGTTCAAGTCACCTACAAGTATCGCGGCGTGTCTTACACTAAAGTTATTGAAAGATGATTAACTCATTTGGCGGTAAAGCTCATCCGGTTAAATATCATCCGGTGACTAAACCACCTAAAAAGTAAATAACGGGAGTCAGGCACCTCAGAGTCGGACCTGGCTCCTATTGGCGTTGGCCTCTACGGAGATACCCTTCGCCGTCTAGACGGTGGGATAGACCACACAATATCGCTACAAAATTTTCCAAACGTTTGGGAGCAAGTAAACTTTAACTTTATCCCTTAAGAAAAATGGCTGGTGCACAACAAAACACCAATGAGCCTAAGGCGGATCTTACTCGCCTAGGCGCACAAAACTTTGGCACGGATCAACGTGCCCTGTATCTCAAGCTTTTTAGCGGTGAGATGTTCAAAGGTTTCCAGAACAATACGATCGCTCGTGATCTGGTGATGAAGCGCACCCTGCGTGGTGGCAAGAGTCTCCAGTTCATCTACACGGGTCGTACTAAAGCTGAGTTCCATACTCCGGGAAACAGCATTCTTGGTAACGAGGATGGCGCACCCCCGGTGGCAGAGAAGACCATCACCTGTGATGACCTTCTGATCTCCTCGGCTTTTGTCTATGAAATGGACGAAGTTCTGAGCCATTATGACCTGCGTAGTGAGATCTCCCGTAAGATCGGCTATGCTCTGGCTGAGAAGTATGACCGTCTGATCTTCCGTGCTATCGCTAAAGGTGCACGTAAGGCTAGCCCCGTGTCTGCCACTAACTATGCTGAGCCCGGTGGTACCCAGATCCAAGTCGGTTCTGGTACTGGTGCTCTGACTGACGCTTATGATTCGACCAAGCTGATCAGCGCCTTCTACGACGCTGCTGCTGCTCTGGACGAGAAGGGTGTTTCGATGGACGGTCGTGTGGCTGTTCTGAACCCCCGTCAGTACTATGAGCTGATCCAAGCTATCGGCACCAATGGTCTCGTGAACCGTGACGTTCAAGGTACTGCTCTGCAGTCCGGTCAGGGTATCGTTGAGATCGCCGGTATCAAGATCTACAAGTCCATGAACATTCCGTTCTTCGGTAAGTACGGTATGGACTACGGCAACATGCCTACTGGCTCTGTTGCTCCTGGTAACCGTGGCGACTTCCTTGGTCCTTCCCTGGAAGATGCTGACCAAGTTGCTTCTGGCTCCTATGGTGTCCAGAACGACTACGGTACCGCTTCCGAATTCGGTTCCACTTCCTGCGGTCTGATCTTCCAACGTGAAGCTGCTGGCTGTGTGGAAGCTATTGGTCCTCAGGTCCAAGTGACCAGCGGCGACGCTTCCATCATCTACCAAGGTGATGTGATCGTTGGTCGTCTGGCTATGGGTGCTGATTATCTGAACCCTGCTGCAGCTGTTGAGCTGTATGCAACTGATACCGCACCTTCGGCTTTCGGCTGATAATTTAATTTGGTTATTCTGGGGGAGCTTCGGCTCCCCTTTTTTTTACTTCTGTGATAGGTAACTATGCCCTTTCCTACTTATGCTGTGTCCACCGAACTGGATGCTGTAAATCAAATACTTAGCTCAGTGGGACAGGCACCTGTCACCACACTAGATCTACAGAACCCTGAAGTATCTATTGTACTCAACACTCTCCGGGAAGTTAACCGTCAAGTTCAAAGTGAAGGCTGGGTCTTCAACACTGAACGTGATCATCCGTTAGAACCCGACAGCGAAACAAATCAAATTCTTTACCCTTACAACATTCTTCAGATTGACGCTAGCCGTGAAAAGCATCGTCAAGACTACGATGTTGTACGTCGGAATGGTAAGTTGTATGATCGTTTGAATCATACCTACACGTTTACTAAAACCATCTATGCCGATGTGGTGTGGTACTTTGATTTTACTGATGTACCCCCTGCCATTCAAGCTTATATTGTTGCCCGTGCAGCTAAGATGTGTGCTACCAAAATGATTGGTGATAGCACCTTGTATCAGCTGCTTGGAGAACAAGAATTGAATACACGTGCTGCTGCAGTTGAGTACGAATGTAATCAAGGTGACTATTCAATGTTTGGATTCAAAGACGGCAGGGATTACTATAATAGCTATCAACCTTTCCAAGCATTGCTGCGATGAGTACTATTACCCAAAGGATTCCTAATTTCCTTCTTGGCATTTCACAACAACCCGACAACCGTAAGTTTCCTGGACAACTAAGAGATTGTGTAAATGCTTTCCCAGACTACGCTCTTGGTCTGCTTAAGCGTCCTGGTGGTCAATTCACTGCTAACCTTGAAGGAGCCACTGCCAGTGGTAAGTGGTTTTCCATTCTTAGGGATCCTCAGGAAAAGTACGTTGCACAGTACGATAACAACACCTTCCGCATTTGGAGTCTTATTGAAACCAGCCTTGGTCTTGAAGGCTCCCCACGTGCTGTTGATATGGGGAGCAATGCTGGTGTTCCAGGCACCTGTAATCTCACTAATCTCAAAGCTGATCTCACTGCTTACAACGATGCAGTGGAAGATACAGCTGTTAAACTAGCTCTTCTTCACGCAGCTCAAGCTACCTACAAAGAAGTTCTAGACGGTCAAAACAGTACCGAACAACAACTGTTTGTGACCAACTATAACTACCCGGTTAGTTCTGTTGAACAGTATCTAGTCTCAGGTATCCTTAAAAAGTCTAACGGTGTTTATGTAGTTAAAAACAATAACACTGTTGTTCAGGCGACGACCTCTCTGCCCACTGATTATGCCTTAGGCGTTGAGGTAACAGATGAGCACCCGCTGATTGCTAGTCAAGGTAACCGTGTCTACAAAGCTATCCTGACTGTTGATGCAGAGTATAGTGACGATGATCTTAGCACAGCTCAAAGTGCTATGGATACTGCTCAAACCAACTACAACACTGCTGTTACTGCAGAAGCCACTGCTCTTACTAACTATCAAGATGAGGTAGACAATTGTGTTATTACTTCGATTCCTAGTAATGGTTATCTCAACGGTGCTACTGCTGCTGACATTGAAGTTCTCACCTTGAATGACTACACCTTTGTCCTTAACAAGGCAAAGACTGTAGCTATGACTAGCAACACTACTGCTGACAAACCTAACGAAGCTTTCGTTATTCTGCAAGTAGTTGGTACTGGTCACTACCGCATTAAACTGGATGGCACCGAACGTGCTACGTATAACGCTGGTACTGGTGGTGATGTAGATGCTATCCTTGATGACCTTGTAGGCGATATTAACGGGAACACCTATGGTGGTACAACCTTTAGTGCTACCCGTGTTGGTCCTGGTATTTACATTAGTGCTAATGCAGAGTTTACTATTGAAGTTGTTGGTGGTCCGGCTGAAACCGCTATGACGGTTTTCCAGGATACTGTACCTAATGTATCTGACCTCCCCCTTCAATGTCGTAATGGTTACAAAGTACGTGTAGTCAACAGTCTTGATGTAGACGTTGATGATATGTACGTGGAGTTTATTACTGATGGTAATACAACTTATGGCACAGGTACCTGGGAAGAATCAAACGCCTGGGGGATTACCTATGAGTTAGATCCTCAGACTCTTCCTCATCAACTGGTTAGGCAGACCGATGGTTCATTTACCTTTGGTCCTATTACCTGGGAAGACCGTTTAATCGGTGATTTAACTACTAACCCTGATCCTAGCTTTGTTGGGACAACAATTAGTAACGTTTTCTTCTATCGGAACCGTCTTGGTTTCCTGGCTAATGAATCCGTTATTCTTAGTAGGGCTGGTGATTATTTCAACTTCTTTGCCACTACTGCTTTGTCTGTTACTGATGATGATCCTATTGACATCAGTGCTTCGTCAGTTAAACCAGTTAACCTCCGCTTTGTGCGTCCTGCCAGTGTGGGTCTGGTACTATTCAGCGATACCGAACAGTTTATCCTGAGTACTGATTCTGACATTCTTAGCCCTAAAACATCTAAGATTAACGAGTTGTCAAGTTATGAGTGTGATAATGCTGTAGAGCCTGTCACCCTCGGCACTAGCTTGGCATTTATCTCTAAGACACCTTTGTACAGTAGGCTGTACGAACTTACAAGAATTAGTACTACAGAACCTCCTGTGATGGGAGAACAAACTCAATATGTACCTGAGTTGGTGCCATCTACTATTACTAGTATGATTGCTTCACCTGCACTATCCTTGGTTTCTTTGGGTACTGCTGGTAATTCTACTATTTATCAGTACAGGTTTATCCAGCAAGGTGACCAGCGTACTGTTAACAGCTGGTATAAATGGGATTTGACTGGTACTTTACTGGATCAATTCTTTGATATTAGTACTTACTACGCTGTAGTTGCCAACGGTAACGACGTTTATGTTCAGTCTTATGACTTAACACAAGCTAGTGAAGAAGGCTTCTTAACCCTTCCTTCTGGAGAAAAGACTGATGTTTGCCTCGATCTTTGGAACGTTAATCCTTATCGAACCTACGACGATGCTGATGACACAACTCGCATCCGTTTACCGTATGGTGAAGTCACTGATGGTACGTTCGCT